GCTACGTCCTTGCCAAACTTATCTGGCTGCTTTAAAACATTTACATTCAGCTTAACGAACTTAGTTCCGTTATATTCCTGAACATAATCCTTAATCTTTTCCATATTAAGGCTGATGCTTAACCATGTGTCTGACTTCTTCTTTCCAGAACCTGCGTAGATTTTCTTTTCCATGTGTGTTGTTTTATTGGTTTAAAAAATGATTTAGGTTGTCTCTAAATACCTGTGAATGGTGTGGCACTCTCCATCCATGACAAAGATATGCTTGTATCTCATCTTCGTGAACTATTTCTGGGTATCCCATCTTGAGTAGCTTCTTCTCAAATCTTCCATACAGTTCCCTGTCTATCTTCCTTAGTAGTCTCTTGGTCTTTGTCTTGTATTTCTTGTCTGTGTACCACAATGCGTGAGCCATCTCATGCTTGTATGTTGCTGACTCTATGTTATCTACACCTATCAGGTAGAACTTACCACCAGAATCCGCTTCGCATAACATGTATATCTGCTCCATCATTCTATCACTATCAGAATCATTCTGGAATACATCCACTGCTCTATCTAGTATGTCAGAAGGAATGTTATATCCTTCCCAATCCTGTGGGTAGGTAAATACATCTTCGTTTCTGTATACCTTGTATGCTCTCATAAACTCTTCAAGCGTAAAATACTTTCCCCTGATATGTGGCATTGGTGATTCATAGAACTCTTGGTACTTACAAAAGAACATTGCCCTGTCATACTTATCAGCAATCTCTAGTGCATATACGTTTGGTATGACTCTATACAGATTACCATGAACAAGACTAGATGCTATGTCAAATATCTTTGTCAAAGTGTTTGCATTTCTTGTTTCAAATAGCTGATAGCTGTACGCAATCTGTCGCTCATGTAGTGTCCTTCTTTGACAAGTAAACGTATCAGAGTCAAGTAAAAGTTAGTACTACCAATCTCGTTATTCAAGATAATCTTTTTCTCTGCTGCTCCTCTTGCATCCATATCAAGTACAGATAACTTCTTCATGGCTAGTCTATCGTTTAGGAACTCCATCATTGCTTCACATTTAGCACCTAAGTGTGCTACGTTGTTTAGTGCTGATAGTTGTGCAAGTACTTGAGCAGCATCTGTCATATCAACTTTAGTGCTGATAACTTTCTGGTACTCGTTGTACATTGCTTTAGCATCCTCGAATTTCTTTTCGAGTGCGTCATCATCAAATGTTCTCATGGTTGTTTGTGTTTAAAAGAATGATTGAATCCATTTCCTAATATTGCTGACACCCATATTCCAATACAACTTTCTAAGCTGACTCTTTGGAATGTCAATTAGAAACGTGTCAATGTCTGTGTCTTCAACTACAATAGTTTTCTTGACGAGCTTTGGCTTTGCTACTTTCTTTGGTGCTGACTTATCAGCTTTCTTTTGTTGTTTCATTTTTTATTTGTTTATATGTATGAAGGGATAGTAAGTTACAATCAGGATTCTGTTCTAATACTTGTAGCGCTTCTTGTTCATTCTCTGATGAGAACACAGTAGTGTACTTTCCTTCCACTACCTTGTATACTTCATATTCTGTTTTCATTTCTGTTATCATAACATATTGTTTATCAGCGTATTACATAACCTGCACCCGAACATAGATTCGATGTTAGGTGGTCAGAAGAGAAGTTACCCCCTTCCCCCTAAAGGTAGGTAATTCTCGACCTGCACCGTCACATGAGTTCTCAGCTGAGGTAGGCTGCATAGGGAAAAAGTTACATCCATCACTATACATTTAACGAAGTTCTGCATACGCTGTTCTTGTTCTCGAATCTTAGAGAGGTAGCCTACTACTTGCTAGTCCACCCCCAAATAAAAAACCCACATAGATAGGAGCTACGTGGGTCTTTATACTTTGTTCCTTTTCAGGCCAACTTATATATCGACCCGATTAAATTCTCCTATCATCTAATCGGATGGACAACACAAATATAGGGAACTTTTTGTATCATCCAAAAATATTTTAGTTCATATCCCAGATACTTTCGTATTGTTCTTTGTTACAGTTCTTGCACTTCATCATAATTGTATCACCCTCAAGTGAATATACAATCCAACTGTGTCCAAGAATCTTACAAAGAATCTTTCTTAGTTTTTTCATTCTTATTTCTTTTAATGAATTTACCATCCTTGTATTCTGGTGCATTCACTATCTCGTAAATAACAAATGCCCATGCTGAAATCATTATCAGCGCAACGATAATTGTAATCATAGACCTTTAAATATTTTCTTGTTAATGTTCTCTCCCTTCGGATTGAAAGGCTCGTATTCATACTTGGGATATACCTCGTTAAAGGTATCAGAATGAAACCACAGACCTGATTCTACGTGGTAGAACGACATCTCTCCATCAGCTATCCTCCAATGCGCATTCTTTCTTTCTTGGTTTCTTTGAATCATCTCTGATATGCTGTGTGTCTTTATCATGGTAGTTGTTTTGGTGCATCCCATCCATTACCGTTCATGGGATTTCCGTATATGGTTATGTCATCTGAGTAATAGTGTTTAACTGCTCCTCCTCTTAGTCTCACTACCCATACTGAATTTACATTGATACCATAGTCAATTATCAGCATGGCATCTCCGTCTCCATGTGGTGTGTTCACTGCTATTGGTGTTCTGAACTCGTATATCATTTGTTCTTGAGTGTTTTCTTTATGTCTGATTGATTGTATGGCATACCGAATGCTATCCTATCCTTGTCCTGAATCTCATTCATCAGCAGTCTACTCTTTAGAAACTCGAACTGGTGCATCTTGTCTATCTCGTCTATGAAAAACATGTATGTTTTTTTAGACTGCTCATCAAACGTAGTACGCTCAAGAAGTTCTTGTAAGTATTGTTTCTGTTCTGGAGTAATCTCGTCTCCGAAATCAATTAATTCTTCCACAGTGAGGGCATTTAGTTGTACCTTTTTTATTTCCGTATATAGTGATAGTATATAGCTTTCTACACAGAAAACATTTCACCCACTTACAGGTCATCTTCTTGGATATCATCTTCTCTAACATCGCTGATTAGTTTTTTATCCATCTTAAGGTAATCCCTCTCGAAAGGCAAGTTACCATATTCGTCTGTAAATTCAACACCTTTGTGCATTTTTATTTTGATAGCATCACCCTTCGGTGTAACATCTCCGCCTGATTCTTTGTTTCTATTTTTGGAAACATATAATTCTGTTATCATCCACGTTTCCTTGTCTTGAATGTTCCTGTTCATCACAACAAATATGTCCGTCTTATTGTAGAGTACTGCTCCTCCATCAGCATCAGCAGGGAATGGCATGGTCTGGTTTCCATCCTTAGTCCTTTCTCGTTGTGATTGAGTCCTTGTGTGTATGGATAGGAATATTGTAATGTTAGTCCTCTTGGTAAATAGCAGCATGTTTGTATACATCTCCATCTCGTGGTCATACTTATTCTGCTTACCAATTTTCAGAGCATTGACAGGGTCTATCAGCAATCCTTTAATGGAATGGTATCTGCTCACAGCTTCTGTGTACTTCAGGATATCCATGTAGTCATGCATGTTGTCGTTGTTTATGAAAAAGTATCTTTCATTCACAAACTTTACTCCTTGTTGAAAGAAATCTTCAGGCATGGAATTAATCTTCTGCCCAACAAAGAACTCAACAAGCCTCATCTTAACAGATGCTACCCTGTTTTCTCCTGTGTAGATAACCCAACACCAATCGTACTTGAGTGCTGATAAGAATGTAAGCCATAAGTTTACGGTAGTCTTACCTGTATGCGAGTGCGATAGTGTTGCCATGAACTCACCTTCCTTCAGCATCAGGTATTTGTCCATATCCTCATATCCAAAAGGTTTACCCATAGGTATCAGCCCTGCCCTGTATCTTCTCATGTACTCCTCGTCCGTTCTGTTATCGGATAGGAAGGATAGCTCCTCCTCAATAGCACCTACCTGTTCCCATGCCTCAGTCTCATACTTCTCAAGGTCAGACACAGGCATGTACTTGCCTGCCTTGATACCATCAGCAACTGCTTTAAGCTCTACCTGCTGCTCATCAGGGGAAAACTTCTGCCTCACCTCATACTCTAGTACCATCGTTCCTATGTACTCCTCTACAATACCCCCTGTAATCAATCCTCCGACCAAATAAGCAGCTTTAATGACTGCATGATGCCTACCACCTTGCTCAGAAATACGAATCATTTTAGCAGCTATTCCTAACCTCTTATAGTCTGTGAATCCCTGAGTCATGCTAACGCCTGACGATACTACCTGTTTCTCTGATACCTCAAAGAACACTTTAGAATTTTCATTAATGTATATGTCAGGGTCATACGAGAAGAACAGCACCCTTGACGGATTGCGTGCCGTTGGGTCAAAGATTGGGTATCTTTTTAAGAGTGCTGTGTAATGCTCCTCGTGTTTGCTACCATCAGCTATCCTGATAAGTCCATGTAATCCTTTTCCAGATGGTGAAGTCCATAATGCATAAATGAATGGGTCTTTCTTGGCATCTTCCTTGAATCTTGGTATGTCATCTATGTCATCAACGTCAAACGGTATATACTTGGAGTGCATACTCAGAGATTCATCGTTCCTATAAGACCTGAAGTACGTTCCATCCTTCCTCTCCTTCTCAATCGGTATCCTGAACTCTCCAGAGTATAGTACGCATGGAAGCTCAAGCTTCAGCTTTCCTATTACGGATTCATCCTGCTCATGTCTTATTCTTTCTACAAGGTCTTTTTTGTTTCCGTTCTTTATTCCGTTCAGCACTGCCTTCAGTGGAATGTAGTGTGGCTTATCTACATCCCTAAAGGAATTGAATACCGTAACTTTTATCATCTGCTTAGCTGATATTTAAAATGTTTGTAAATGTCGCTCTCGCATCCTTCAATTATCAGCTTGGTTGCTTCCTCTGTTTCTATCAAGTTGTCAAGCCTC